TGATTTACCATCAGGCAATGGCACAATCGCTTCATTGTAACGGCCCTCTCCCACGAGGCCAAGCGTGGGACCATTGACGATGCCACCATTGGCAAAAGCTTGGAAGCCGCCAGTCAACACGCCGCCATTTGCCATGTATTGACTGATTTGATTTTGATTTTGAACGAAACCAGGATCCGTTGCTGGAGTACCTCCGCCAAACAAGTTGCCAATAAGACCAATTGCCTTCATAAATAACCATTGAGCAATCATCTTGCCAGCCATGTCGGCAAAAGATTTGCCAATGTTGGCAAAAGATTGCGCTAAAACTTCTTGCGCTGACCCAGAGCCGGTAATCATCGTGCTGAACAATCCCGCAAATTCGTCTCTTACGCCTTGTACGGCACCTTTAAGATCTTCCATCATCGCCGCAGACTCCTCAAGCCCTGCAATCTCTTCTACTCGTTCTGGAGTAGCGGCTTCTCCAAGTCTCTGTCGAATGCGCTCTCGCAATTCAGCCGCAGGATTGAAAATACCAGCCAGCCGCAACCGTCCTTGAGCTTCGGCCAGTGGACCCTTTTCATATTTAAGTTGATCACGAAGAGCGTTTCGTTCCTGTGTAAGATTGCGTGTTTCCTTCGTGACCTGCCTTAATTTTTCAATAACTGGAGTCAAATTATCGGCATATTCTTTAGTGACTCCTTTCAATTCGTTTTGTATGAAAACCTCTGCTTCTTCAACTACTGACAACTCCTCTCTGCCAGACTTTAACGCGGCAATGCTTGCCTTTAACTTGTTCTGAGCTTCCACCTCGTCCTCTGCACGTTTCGCGAAAGGAGACATGACGATTGTGCCAAACTCCTGTTGAGCCAATTTAAGCTCTGCATCTAAATCTGCTTTTTTGTCAGCCAAATATTGAGCTCTATCAGCAGCAACTAGTTCGTTAACTTTTGCAATGTCTCGCTGATATTGCGCCTTTGCGAGTTTCTCCTTGAGATTGAAATCGATCACCGCGAGAGCAATTTCTTTCTCTCTGGCTGTCATATCCATCCGTTGCTTAATCGCCTCGGATTCCGTCCTCGCTATGTTTGTATAAAAATTCTTCAGATCGCGGTCGTAATCTTTCAGCTTATCTTTTTCACCCTTACCCCTTCCCTCTCCCTCTCCAAGAGTCACTTTTTCAATTTGCGCTCTTGCGTTTCTGGACTCATTTTCCTCAAACTTGATAACTTCTTTCCTGTATCGCGCCTCGGCAAGAATACCTTGCTGTTGCTGCAAGTACCCTTCCACCGAGGACTTGGCCATGACTCCACCTCCAGCAAAGCCAGCTCTTTTCACTGAAATTCCCGCAGCTTCCAAAACCCTGATTTCTTCTTTGCTAACCGAAACAGGCACTTCCTCTCCAGACTGAGCCTCGTAAGGAGCTTGTCGCCCTCTAATAGACTCCAAAACTCCGATGGCTTCTTTAGTTCTCCTTTCTTGTTGAACGACTTCCGCGCTCTCCATGGCGCGAATGGCTTCAGCGGCCCCCAATGCTTTCTTCCTCACTTCTTCGGCCTTCTGAGCCACGTTCGACATGTGCTCAGCCAATGCAGCGAGACCCATTAAAACGAGGCCAACTCCCGTACCCACAAAAGCACTCTTCAACGCGGTGGAAACTCCCAAGATTCTCCCCCTCAAAACGCCAGCAGTTGCACCAGTAGCTCGCATTTCGTTTCTAATAGCACCAAATCTTTGCGACCCAGTGAGTAGCATGACGTTGAGGGCTTTCAGGGATGTTGATACTGCCGCGAAACGAACAGCCAACGTCGCAAGCGCCGCATTTGCGACAACTGCAAACCCGGTAAGCTTGGCCAAAAACTGACCAACTGGATTTGAGACTAATGCATTAAAGCCTTCTAGTAAAGATAAAAGTGTTTGCCCAAGAAGAGCAAAAACTCCCCTCCATGACAAAAAAATCTCTCCAGTAGACTTGGCAATATTTGAAAGTTGAACCAATACATTGTATATATTTTGAGCGTTGCCACTTAAGTTCGACAGGGCTGGATTAGTGCCCTCCGCTCTCATCGCAAAAGCTTTAATTGCCTTCGTTGCGTCTTCAATTAAAGTGCTCAGTTGCGGGAAAACGCTTGAAGCAACCAAATCGACCAATGGCTCAAACGACTCATACATTCTCGTGACTGCCGTTTGAAGACTATTCATCTTGCCCTGCAATGTATCGGCAGCGCCAACAGCACCAGCCCCAAACCTTTCGTCAAGAACGGTCTTCAAATTCCTGAAAACCTGCTCCATGGCATCGCCACTGAGCTGACCTTTTTCCATGGCGTCCTTGAATTCCGCCATAGACATCCCAGCAGCATCAGCCATCAAGGACAATGCGCCAGGGATAACATCACCAAGTTGCCCCGTCACCTCTTCGCTCATAATCTTGCCTTTACTCGCCATTTGCGAGAAGGCATACGTCACGCGATCAACTTGATCGGCGCTAAGGCCCAATGTTGCGGAAGCCTTGGAAACGCCCGTAAACAAACCCTCAATAACATCTGTTGGGATGCCAGCGGGTTTCATCGACGCATAAAGCTTCAGGAAGCCATCACGGGCACTTTGTAAAGGAATATTGAATTGCTCAACGCTCTTGTTGATAAAACTGGTAGCCTGCCTAGCGTTGGCGGCACTTCCCGTTATGGCGTTAACTTGATTGTTAAAAGATTGAAGCGAACGAGCCGCCTCCAGCGCTTGGGCAGGTAAGTTGATAAAGAAAGCCAGCGCTTTATAGGCGGTGCCAAATAACAGCACTTGCTTGATAGCGTTTCCGAATTCGCTGGTAAGCTCAACAATCGCGCCGGTCAGTGGCACGCGAGATTGCTGCAATGGAGCCATTGCTCGTCTTAATCCAGACAATTGTTGTGAAAGCCCCCTAAAGCCTCCAGGGCCGGACGGAGGTGTTGGACCGCCACCGCGACCACCACCGCCAGCCATTGACGGCTGAAATGGAACAATAGCCCCTCCACGAGAAGGTTGTGCGTATTGTCTAAATGGTCCCGCAGGCCCGCTACCGCCAGCACCCAAGGCGAACCCCTGTGGCCCTTCCGCCATGACAGAGGCGCCTCTAGCGGCTGATCTTGCATAAGCTTCAGCGATTCTCCTACTCCTAACGTCTCCCGGCCCTCCATAACGCGCCGCTTGTCTCCCAACAGCGGAAGGCAATAATCCCGCAACTCGACTAGGAGCCAATTGAGCTTGACCGATCTCGCGGACACTGACTTGTCTGACACGCTGATTCAAGGAATCAACAAATGCATAAGCAGCATTGCGAAGAATATTTTTAAGTTCTACGCCAAGGTCCGATGGAAGATATTTTGCAGCAGCAATTGATTGGCCAGGTAAAGCCGCCTGCGAAACGCCTGTTAAAGCCCTACCAGTAGCGGAGGGGCCAATGGGAATCATTCGAGAAGGAACTGTAGCAGGGAAGTCAATCGCAGGAGGAAGACGACGCGCTGCTGCTTGCTGCCTCAATACCTCAGGGTCAACACCTGCCATATACATAACGGCACGCGCAACTTGATCAAGGAACGATCTCTTGATCTTCCTCGGCTCCTGCATTTGCATTTTTAAATTGCCAAGGATATTTTCCATGGCAATATCATCTAGTTCAAGCAGCTTTTTCTGCATCGCTGCTTTCGTTTTCAATTTGCTTCTTCCCGCCACTTCAGCGGTTCTGAGCATTCGTTCTAATTCTTTTGAGGTTGCTTGTTCTACGGCGTTCTGGAATTGAGCACGTCGTCCAGCACCAGTAGGCGTTTGTCCTGGCATATTGCCGCCCGACAAGCCTTGTGTTCGCATGAACTCATATAAGCCTGCGGCGCCTGTAGGGCCAGCAGCGAAAGCCGCGCCACGACGTGACACTTCTTGCATGCCACGCATTACTTCGGCTTGAATTTGAGCTCGAAATTTTGCTGTTGACAGTCCGCCAGTTGTCGCGATGTTTACGGAAACAGTTTTATTATTTAGCTCATTCAGCTTTTTGATTAAATTGTCAGCTTTTAATATTTCTGCGTCTAAGTTTGTATTAACATTGATTCGATAATTTCTGCGACGAAAGTATCTAGTTAAATATTCAGTCTCACGCTGTAAGGATTGCCGATTTACCTTTACCTGCAACTGGGCAGTAAATTCACTTTGCGCGATATTAACGGCTTTCCGCATTTGCTGGCGGAAAAAAGCAAGATCAAGACCAACACTAAGTCTTAACTCGGGTGCCATATCGCGAAGCCAAATATTTTACAGTTTAGCTCTATTCTACATCTCTTGAGGATGCGTTTTTAAGCTCTTCTGCCAACATTCCAATCAATCTTCCATCGAGTTTTCTTGTTTTCATAAGTTTTTGCAGTACGCGAAGGCTTGCATCGGAAATGCCATTTTCTTTTTTGATCTTACGAGGATCAAATGGCAGAAAGTCTTCAGCAGAAGTTTTGGCTTTCTTTCCTGCTAATGCCCCAACAACAACAGTGCCAAGCTTTGCAGTTGCGACACTGTTCAGATTGTATTTATTGAGGTCTTGCTTTTCAATCCACTTAACTGCAGCAACAACGTCTTGCACGCGCTGCATGCCGAATTTCTCCCCATGCCATCGATCATCTTTGTAATCTGAAGACGACAAACGGAAATAAATTTCGTTCCAATTAGTAAGGTTCTTTAGAACTCGTCTGGCTCTGGCTTCAAGTCTTTCGGGCTCGCTGAGGCTTTTGTCTTCTTCGGCGCTTTTCCCAAGCTTTGCTCCTTGGCTTCAGCTTCTTGTTCTGCCACTACAAATTCCATCACCTTACCAATCAAAGCGCGTCCCATTTCTTTGGTGTCTTCAATGGACCAGTCATCAACACGAGTCCACTCGCCATCAATCATCGCTTCGCCGCGACAACGAATGAACGTAGTAGCCATGCGAGCATTATTAGCTTCCACGCCACCAGAACCGTCAAGCATTTGCAGTGTTTCTTCTGCAAAGTCTTCCAGTAGCTCCATCTCGCTCAATCCACCACCACCTTGCAACAGATCAAAGGCTTCAGTAAGAGAAATGTCTTTTGCTTTAGCAATGCGCTTAGCCAGTTGCACTGCACGAACAGTTGCTTGGCTTTGGCTCTTGCTTGCCTCCTCCTGCTCAATAGCTTCTGCCACAAGCCAACCACCATGCTTACGAAGTCGCAGCGTAGGCAGCAGTTCAAAATACTCAGGCTCTTTGCCTTGAAGAACGAAACTATACTTGCTCATGGCTCAGGATATTTAAAGTGGTGTTAAAAGCCTTAACTTTTTCGTTTTTGGAACGAAGCTCGTAAGGCACTTCAACAATTAAGGAATGTTGTTCGTTTGAAATTCTAACCGTATCGCCATGAAAAGACACAAGACACAAGATGCCAACTTCCAAGTTCAAACCTATGATTTTGCAATTAATGGCATGGAAGCGATTGTCTTCGCTCCATAGATAATCAACTTGCATTTAAACGATCCAAAAATTGCGTAACTCTTAGTTTAAGGGCCTTGCCAGGCGCTTTAAAAAAGAAGGACGATGGAATGGAAATGTCATCTGTAAAGGGACGCGCTGTGACGTTAGTGCCTTCTCCTTCGTGGACGTACCAAGCATATTCTTGGCCACTACTATTTTTAGCGTCCCAATGCCAATTCGCTTCTGCTCCATTGCTAGAGCGTTCAAATCTGTAGCTCTTAATGCCGCTTTCGTAAAGTTCTCCTAAGTCATAGATATTACGAGGACTTGTCACAACATCTCCGTTTTTACGTTTCGTCTCATTGTCGTATCTCCATTTTTCCTCCTTGAACTGATCGTCCCAATGCGCGTCATTAATATCTTCCTCAGCCCAAGTCTCAAAGGCATCAACCAATGCCTTTTCAATCAACTCTTGACCAATAATTACAGCATTAACAGCAGGCATCAGGGCTCGGCGTAAAGACGACGAATGGTCATATCAGGAATAATGATTCGACAACGCTCGTAAGCAATATCATCACCAGGAGTGTAGCGGAATGTTGCATCAGGAAAACGCCTCGCCATTCGATCCATTGCATCAGCAATTTCCTTGCCGTCAGGATTGTATTGCACCAACACCACTTCCCATTGTTGCAACACTACAGCAACACCAACACCCGCGTTTGGCAATACTTCTGGATGCTGTCTAATCGTAAGCTCCAGTCCTTTCACCCGCCATTCGCTAGGCACGCTCTTTTGTCCCACCACATAAACGGCAGGAATTTCTGTTGCATCAGGGAAAATGTATTTCCCAAGAAGATTTGGGCTGTCGCTAAGAAGCGTAACAATTGCTTCCCTAACTTGACTTATGTCCATAGAAAAAGGCCCTCCATATAGGAGAGCCTAGCAAAAAGCAATGGAGGAAAATCAGTTGGGAGCAGTCGGGATGATGCTACCAGTGTTTTCAGCGTTCTGGTGGATGCCAATGCGACCACGGCTTTGGAGATCAAAAGTAACCTCGACAAGATTGTCAGCAGGATAGCTTTCGTTGTAGTTCATCACGCAAGCACAGAATGCAACACGATCATAGTAGTAAGTGGTGCCGCTAACGCCCAGTTGCTTGTTGATTTCAACATACACTTCATGGTTCTTGTCATAACGAGAAGCCGCCACAACTTGGAAAGCTTCGTCAAAACTATTAGGCAGGAACACAGTACCATCAACATCCTTTTGGAAATAGGAAGTAATGGAAGCAGTAGCAGCAGAGGTGACGATCACGCTATCAGAGAAACCACCACCACCAAGGAGGTAGAATTCCTGATTGCCGTCGTTAAAGGCCACAGAAGCCGTCGTAGCGGCTTGGAGGGTATAGAGGGTAGGAGCACCGCTAACAGTGAACGTAGCGCCGCTCTGAGTGATCACAGGGCGTGCAGTGCCGCCAATCGAGCCAACACGCACAATCACGTCTTGGCTCTTAACCAGTTCAGTTGGATGATAGAGAGTCATTGGTCCTCAATGGAAAGAGAAATGGTTTTAAGCGTTCAAGACGCTTCCGTTACCAACCAGTCTAAATAT